AAGCTCTCCAGAGGTCTGCTTCAGATCAGCTAGTTCAGCGGTCAACTCGTCGTAAAACTGTTGCTTGACCCAGAACCCACCCGATGCCAGCAGATGAGCCGGTGTCTCGGCTACCAGAGCGTTAAATGGGTCGAAGGGGTCGTTCATTTGCGTTTCCTGATCCACCGCACCAGCGGCATCAACGCCAAGCCGTCCCAGAAGCCTCGGAGGAATGCGGTCATGCTCGCTTACCCGTCTTGCGGCGCGGCAAATCTGGCAAATTAGCCGTTGCATCGGCCCACACTTTGCGCCTGCGGATCAAAGACGCAAGCGACCCAGCCACCCCATAAGCAGCGGCAATTTCCACATTGGTGCGTGGGTCAAGGTAAATGGCACGGACTTGCTCGGTCGTCAGCTTTGCGCTTGGGTTGCGCTCGCCACTGAGCGGCTTGTTGCGCCCCTTGGCAACCATGTCGCGCATGTTGTCGCTGCCAGTGCCAAGAAACAGATGCTTGGGGTTGCAGCAAATTGGGTTGTCGCAGCGATGGCAAACCAGCATGGAATCGTTGATGCCGCCGTTGTGCAGCGCATAAGCCACGCGATGAGTCCTCAACAGAACACCCGGCAAAGGGGAATACACACCGTACTTTCGATCTGTCTTCGGTCCCAGCCACGGCCAACAGGCGTCTTCCTCGGCCATGCCCACACGCGACCAGAAGGCCTCGACGTTGGTGACGGCTTCAAGTACGCCCAGATGCGCGTTTTGGCTTCGGTACTTGGCAGCTTGAGCACGCGCTTTGGCCTTGACAGCCTCAGCGTTACGCTCGCGGTAGCGCCGTTGTGCTTCGCGGTTTTGTTCTGCTGTGGTCATGCCGTTATTGCTTGAAGTTCTGCTGAACTGAGTTTTCGGGGGTAGTAGGTGATGCGGCGAACGTGCCCGTTAAGGTTTTGCGGCCCCACGCCACCAGTGACAACATCTCCAATTGTCATGCGGTTAACTGTCGGAACAGTTCCGCTGGACACCGTAGCAAAAGCATTTCCATTAACGGCAGATTGGAAATCAGCGGCCTTGTATGCCAAAGCCACTTTTGTGGGGAATGGATATGCCCCAGATGGTGAGCTAAAAGCCGCTTGTGCTACTGAGTTATCAGTAACAAACGCTGCGAATGCTCCAGTCACTCCTGCCCATCCAACAGTTATTCTGTCGGCTTCCGTGCCGTCGTTTATGTTTGCAATACGCCTTGATGTGCCACCAACTGTAATTGCCGCATCTGTAATCTCACCGTACAACGTCCCCTCAGTCGCCGAATACCAAGGACTCAACGTATTCACCGACGCTACGTCGGCGCTGCGCGTCAGGGCTGTGGTCGTGGTGGGGATGTAGCTGGTGGGGAAGGCTCCGGCTTCGAGTTGTCTGCCCCAGACTGCAAAACCTTCTCCAGTGCCCGAATACAAGTTGAGATTTGCTGCATCTGTCACTTGGATTCTTGCAACCGACGCAACCGTCCCAACCGACAAACCGGTAACTGATATCTTGTACCAGCCGTTATTGATTGCTTGGACGCTTGAGGAAACAAAATTTGCGCCGCCATTAACAGCAACTGCAAAAGTTGACAGGTTAACAATTACAAAAGCACTAAAATCACCCGCTAGGCGCAGGCAAGCAAAACCAGAACTAAGTGCGCCAATGTTCTTGATAAAGGCCGAAAACGTGTAGTTTGTTGCCGCAACGGGGGTGAAAGACGAATCGCTGTAATGCTCACCAAGAGTTGCGTTATCCAGTATTTGATCTCCTGTGGTTGTACCATCAGGCGCAACAAAGGTATCGGCAGTTATTGTGACGTTGATCCCCGCAGGCAAGGCCGCTGACGAGGTAATGAGATTCGTCCGCGCCTCCTCAATCAGCAGCCCCTGAGCCGCCAGGGTGGAGGGGTTGTAGTCCAGGCGGGGAGCGTCGATGGCGGCGCTCTGCAGGGTGCCTGCGGAGTCGAAGTAGGTGGCCGTCGATGCGCGGGTGAAGGTGATGATCTGCGAGAAGGTTTTTGAGACGAGTGGCATGGGTTACTCCCAGATGGCGTACTGCGCGGCAACCTGATAGGTCTGCGTCGCAAAGTTCAGGTTGATCGACTGATCCGACGTCGTGACTGCGGCCAGTGGATCGGTGATCGCGCCGCCAACAAACACCAAGTCCAGCGTGGGGCCCGTCTGAGACGGGGAGAACGGCCCTCCAACGTCAGAGCTCACCAGGCCCATGCGGCCCATCTGCATTGCGGCGAACATGGCTCGTCAGACGTTGGTGATGGCCGCGATCTTCAGAGCGCCGCCAGGCTGAACGCTGAAGTACTCGGTCTGCCCGGCCACCATGCGCATCTGCGCGGCAGTGGCCGTCGGGTTCGTGCCGATCGAGACGCTGCAGGTCGCATCAGCTTGCAGGCGCACGATCGTCGTGGCGTCACTCAGCACAGCACTCTGCGCACTGGTGCCCGTGAACACGACGGCCTGCTGAGCCACGGCGGGCACCTTGGCAATCGGGGTGATGCGGCCTTGCGCATCGACACCCTCTTGCGCGAACTCGGTGATGTACAGGGTGGGCATGATGTTTCCTTCCTACCACGTCGGGTAATTGTATTGTGATATTTCGTCAGATGCCTTGGCCGGTGCGCACGCGCAGCATCGCCTCGGCGTTGAACCGCTCGCGCTGGTCGGAGATCTTGATGAGCTCCAGGCGCGACTTGGACTCCATCTCCTCGCGGGTGATCTGGCCGTCCTGCTGCATCTTGGCGATCGCGATCTCGCGGGAGAGCTGCGCGTCCACCGATGCGATCTCGGCCTCGGACTGCTCGCGGGCGCTGTTGTAGGCCAGCGTCTCCCGGCGCAGTTGCATGTCGGACTCGTTGCGAGCCTGCTCGAATGCGCGCTGCTCCTTGCGGTCCTCGAGCTCGAGCTGCTTGGCCTGCAGTTGCATCTGCGCCGACACCATGCGCGGATCCTCGGGCGCAACCTGCTGGGCCTGCGCTTCCATCTCCTGCTGCACGGTCTCCTCGTCCTTCATCAACTCCTCGGGGTTGACCTTGAAGGCCTTCAGGATCGCCTTGAGCTCCTCGCGCTCCTTGAGGTGCGGGATGTAGCGCGGGTTGTTGGTGATGTTGGCGAGGTTCAGCAGGGCCTGGTTCTGGATGTCGCGCTCGACCAGGGCGGTGCTGCCGCGGGCGTCGACCTCGTAGTCGCCCTTGATGGCCGGGTCTTCGTTGTTGGCCATGTGCCAGTCGTAGTACCGGCTGATGTGCGGCCGCGTGACGCTGTCGTCGTAGAGCTTCACCCGCTGGCGCAGCACGCCGCTGGCGTTGTTGTAGAGCATGACCATGCCGCCCACGGTCTCGGGCGCGCTGCCCTGCTGGCCGCCCAGGATCTGCGGCATGCTGGACTCCTGGTCGGCAAACGTCATGGCCGCATTGGCCACGCCCAGCAGTTCCTCGAGGTGGCTGTTGAACTCAAAGACGCTGAACGCCGAGCGCACGTCGTCGAGCTCGTCCTTGGCCAGCCAGACCTTGTTGGGCGTGATCTCGTAGCTGTTGTTGATCGGGATGACCATGCCCTTCTTGACGACGATCTGCCCGCCCATGGTGTTGCGGCCGTTGTCCATGACCTGACGCCAGGCGGCATTGACCACGCGCTGCTGGTGCTCGAGCTCGTCGGGCAGCCCGTAGCCGTAGGGCGAGTCGTCGGCCTTGCGCCAGCACCAGATGTCGCACGGCAGGGTCTTGTCGGCCACCCACGAGGGCAGAGCGCCGATGATCTTGTCGTTGACCATCACCAGCACGCCGAAGTCGACGTCGGTCAGCGGGTCGCCGGTGCGCTCGGACAGCGCCTCCATCTCGTCTGGCTCGACCTCGCCGTGGTACTCCCACAGCTCGTAGCTGTCGTCGTACAGCGGCTGGCGGGTGATGCGCCCCTCGGCCACGCGGATGCACCTGGGCTCCGAGCGCAGCACGTCGCGGATGGCGTCGGAGTCGTACCCGGGCAGGCCCACCAGCTTGCGCAGCGCCTTGCGGTTGACCATGCGACGGCGGAACACGCCGCGGCCGGCCTGGTGGTCGTTGCCGCACGACGGGTCGAAGAACACGTCCCACGGGTCCACGCGCTCGGACGCCGGGGCGATGCCCTCGTTGATCTCCATGACCTGCGTGCCGTCGGGCTGAGGCAGCCAGACCTTGTTGGAGGTGCGTGACGGGAAGGGCCCGAACAGGATGCCGGTGCCCAGGCGCACGCCGTCCTCGACCATCTTGCGGCCCTGGCCGTTGTAGCCGCACTCGGTCAGGTTGTCGTCGATGGCACGCTGCATGCCCTCGGCGGCCTGCTGGGCAGCCTCGAGGATGACCTTGACCTCTTGGTCTGCGGTCAGCCCCGTGGGCTGCCCAGTGGCCGGGTCGACCGTGGCGCGCTTGTCGCCCACCCGCTCGGCCATCTCGGGCAGCGGTGTGGGCTTGATCGCCCAGTTGCGGTCGTCCACCGGGAACAGGATCTCGCACATCCGAGCGGTGGCCTGGTCGACCTTCGGGCGCACGATGTTGACGACCACGCGGGAGCGGTTGCCGTCCTGCACCTTGCGGGCGGGCGGGCCGTTGCGCAGCGTGGACTCAAAGCCGTTGTCGGACTCCTCGCGCTCCCCGAAGTACAGGTCGGTGGCTCTGCGCCAGCGCCGCTCGACGCCGGACTGGGCGCGGTGCTGGACCCACTTGTCGCGCATCTGCACGAACAGGCCCTGCATGCGCTCGACCTCGGATCGCTTCATG